CGCCGTGTGGTTGAACCACGGCGCGGATTCCGATACGCCCATGGCGTTGTCGTCACCGTACGTAAACAGGGCGACATTCTTCTTAAACGGCATCACGCAAAACTCAGGACGTAGAACAAGGTACGTATAACGCATATATATTGAATTTACTAAACTATTTACAACTACTGTTAACGCATGCCCTGACGGGTTACTACCATAAAATTCCACAAGATCTCCATTGAAGTCCACGGTCGGGAAAGCCGTGTCGTAGGCTATTCCCCGCACTACGGCTAGTTCTGACTCAGTGTATCCTGCCCTACTACAAATATCTAACATAACATCGAAAGCAGCAAGGATGGCGCTCGCCGGCATACGCTTATCGAACTTGCCATAATCTCCGGCGACCATCCTAGTGGTGCCAAATTGCGTCAAATAGTGGTACGCACGGTCCCACTCCTTACTCTGGGCGGAAATTCCTACTCCCATTTCATATTGGAAACCACGCTTCTGCAAATACACAACAACTGATAACAAAAACTGGCGCGTGACTAGGGTATGCGCAATGCCCGCCATGGTAAACACACGGGTCTTGCCCGCAGCCGCTTTGGCAAATGTGACGGGCTCATCCTTCAATTGCCCACAGAATACAGCATGGTATCTCTCACCACGCTGATATGTCTCGATGATGTCTTGCATCGTGTCCTTTATTTCATCTACCACGTCCACGTCTGTGGTGCCATCATGGAGGAAAAACAAGAATTTGGCTTTTGAGCACTTGTAGGGGGCTCCCGCGCTTGTCTTGCGCGGCAACTTATCACAGAACTCGAGACCGGGAACACCATTCAAAGCTGTGTGGAGATCATAGACATGCACACGACACACATCATCAGAAGTGGTCTCCTGAATGAACATGTCGCGAGCAGCCAGCAACACGTCATTATCAAGTCGAACGACCGGACGCACCATGTCTCGTAGCGCATGTTGCCAAGGCGTCCGACCCATGTCTGGAGATGTGCGCGTCTGCGCGAATCCCAGCTCAGCCTTCAAAAATGGTGCCAAGACCGTCTCAGTCACGCACGTACGACTCCGTTTGCGGAAATCGGTGAAAGACCCTAGAACGTTCGCCGTGCCTGGATAAATAGCGGTTATGCTCTGGGGGACTAGTGGCCCTAGCTCACGCACGGCCGAGGGCGCACTGACATGCAAGCTACCGCGGGCAACTGGACGCGGCTCGAAGTAATCGCACACCTCGCGCATCAACTCTGGGTCGACACGGAGAGCGCGCACTTCTTTGCCACCTCCAAGCGTGTGCATGCCAAGGATTGTCCATCCGGCACCAGTTGGTGACAACAAGAAAGAACCACAATTCCCATATACGGTAGGCACCTCAACAGATCCGTTCCACATGGGGCCGGTCACAAGTTGACCATGAGACATCCAAGAAGCCGTGCATGGTTGGAGGTTCGTCACGGTGCGCTCCCACAGCGCTCCGTTGGCCTCACGACCAATGTACAGGCCGTCAAGCTTTCCCGTGAAGGAAGGCTTCGCCATCCAACTAATAAGATCCGTGCCGGGTGGCAGGAC